TATAATATTAAAAAATTAATTAAAAAACTTATTTCTTAAAGAAAACATTTCATCGTCGGTAATTCTTTCATTTATAAAGTATTCTGGTTTTTTGTTTTCAAGTAATGAAGTCAAAAAATAAATAGAATATATTCCACACTCAGTATTTTTTCTTTGGTGTTCTTTACTATTTTCTATGACTTTCATATCGTAATCAAAATTATTTTTGCATTGTTTATGAATTCTATTTATTAATATATTTATTTGTTTAGGTGTGGGATCGCCGTTACTGTCAAAATAAAATATAAATTTTTTATGTAAATCTATAAAGATGGAAACCCAATGCGAACCACGATCTGTATGTTTGTCTAGATTTAAAGATATCCCAATTTTATTAATATTTTGCTTGTTATAATTGACTATATTAAAATGACATAGTTCGGGCCATACACATTCTCCATCATATTTAATTGTATCAAAATCAATAGGTGAAGAACCTATAAAAGAAAAATTATCATATAATTTTTCATACTGTGCCATTACATTTTCTATATCCGTACTAGACAACCATTCGCGAGGATTATTATTCCATTGTTCTGGTCTTTCAGGAGAGAATGTATACAATAATAAATCTTCATTTATCTCATTTTTTTTAAAAAGAGTTGAAAGCCAGCATTTTTCATTTTTGCAGCTATGTTTAGTATATTCTTTCAATATACTCCAAACCTCATATGGGTCATTTGATATTATTAATTTATCAGGGTGTCGTTTATTCCAAGCCATTTTAATTTTATGTATATTATTTTCAGAATAACAGGAAAATTTGGTTTTATCATGTTTACTTGGACTACAATGTAATTTAAATGTATTATTCTTATGTTTTATCTTTGACCTAGTTTTTCTTGTCATTACTAATATAAATTTATATTATATTTTGGTAGCGTGTTGTTTAAATTTATCATCTTTAGGATTAAATTCTTTTGTAACAGGATATGTTGATTGTTGTTTGTTTTTTTTTCTTTTATTAACGTAATTAGTTAATTTAGTATCTTCTTTTTTTTTAATAATAAAATTATTTGTTCCACATATATCAAATAATAAATCGATATTAGTTTCGGAACCGAAACTAATATCGTCATATTCTTTTTGATAGGTATAAGTCATATCATTTGCATATAAATGCATAATACATTCATTTACATATTCGTTAAATGCTTTTTTTAATCCTATATTTTCAGTTTTTTCATCAAATAGTTTGGTTGTTAAATCAATGATACGGTTTTTATAAAATTCCATATCATTGACCGCGGACGTAGTATCCTGTTTATTGTCCTGTTCATTATTGTGATTTTTTTGTATATTTTTATACACAGAAGGCTTGACTAAACATTCTAAAGTAACTTTATTGATGTCCATTATCTTTAATTATTATTATTTAATTTAATTTAATACTTGTGTTATTATTAAACATTTTATTATCTTTAAAATTAAACTTTGGTTTACTAGATTTAAATGTTTCTTTATTAAATAATAAGGAATGATTATTATTTTCTTTTCTACCTACAACCTCAACATTATACAAATCACTATTGGATGACGGAACATATTCTTTTTGATTACATTTTTGTAAAGCGAAGAACTGATTTCTTAAAATTGATTCTTGATCTATATTAGTAAGAAATGTATTTGTCGGAGCTCCGTATGCTACTGGTAAAAAGTCATTGTTAACATTATATAATTTTCTATTATCAATAGATGTATTAACGTGTGGTCGTTCATCATTTATTTGCATAGTAGTATATTTAGTTTGCACAGATCTTATGTCAAGACTAATTTGAGGTTTGAACGATGGAATAAATCTTTGATTTATTCTGTCATTAGTTTCAATACGTCTAGTTGATGCCATATAATATACTATAAGACATTATTTATACCCATTTTATTTTTGTGCGACCTTCTATTAAATTGCCAACTTTTCTTGGAACAATTCGCGGATCTTTTGTGCTATCAGTATAACTTTTAAAATCATATAGTTCGTCGGTCTCTTTATTTAATACATATTTTACACCCTTAATTGTTGCATGACTGACTTTGAAAGTTTTCTTAACTTTATTAATTTTTGAAACACTATCATTTTCTTCTTCGTTTAAAGAAGGAACATAAGAGAATTTATCAGGCGCAGCATTTCCAAATGTATAACATGCTAAAGGTTCTTCAGAACCGGGTTTATAGTGAAGTGCGCAATCCATAGCGGTTTCTTTAACAGATATAAGTATTTGTTTTGTGATATCTTCTTTAATACTAGATATTTCAAACAAAGCTTCGTCGCTGGTTAGGGGTATTTTAGAATCTAATTTACCGGTATCATGTAATCTTAATTCTATAGATTTATCTTCTTGTAATTGTTTTTCTGAAAAGGTCATTAAATATAAGAAAACTTCTACTGACTGTAATTCTACGGGCAATTTATCATGACTGCATATGCGTCGTGCTCTTCCTATAACCTGTTCGGTTCTTACAGGATGCCAGTAAGGTTCACATAAATGCACGAAGCGCACATTTTTCAAAGATATACCTTCAGCACCCGAGGCGGTAATCATGAAGACCTTAATTATTTCACCAATATTATTATTAGGAGCGATTGTTTCAATCGTTTCCTTTATATATTTTGGTATATCATCCCATTGATTATTGAATATTTTTCTGATAATTTCTTTTTCTTCGGATGTTTCGGTTCCTGTATATAAAACGAATTTAGGTTTTTGCATATCATCTTCCGCGATGTCTAATACCCATTCATCTTCGGCATTTTTTTTTATTTTAAATTGAGAAAATCCATTTTCTTTTAATACCAAAGAAAATACGCCTACCCCTTCAATTGTTCTAAATTGACTATAAAACAAGTGCGAACCGATGTTAGTTTCATTAGTGATATTTTTAAGAATGCTTAAAAATTTAGGACTGTATGTTTCAAGAGCATCTTCGGTGAGGTACGTTCCTGTATTAGCTTCAAGCATTCTCAATGCATTAGCAATTTGGTCGGGGTAATTAGAATCGCTATTTGCTTTAATGTCACTTTTAACCGCGTCTAAGTCATCTTTTTCATATCTACCGTCAATATTTTCTATTTTTTCTTCTGCCTGAACGGCATCTAACGAGTCTTCATCTAATCCTTTAGACAAAGCTAATTTGATATTCTCTTGTAAATCATTTTTAACATCTTTTGGTATAGGACGGTTAATTTCTTTTGGAAATACAAAATTGCAAAATGCTCTTGAAAATATTCGGTATGTAGACGCTCCGTCTTCGTCAAACATGTTGTTATCAACTTTAGTTTTTTTCTTTTTTTTGTTTTTTGATTCAAGTTTTCTTTCCTCAACACGAGCCTTTTCATATACACCAAATTGGTAATCGCTTATTTCAACTTTAACTATCTTAAAGTCTTTTTCTCTTGAATATCTTGGCATTAATTTTTCTTGAGCACTTCTGTAATAAGATGTTAAACCAAGTATTCTTCTTTTAAATAAATTGACATTCTTGAGTGTTCCATTATCGTCTATAAAATAATTTTTGAATGGTTCTAATGTATCAGGTAACGCTTTATTCATAACTAGGTCTATTTTAGATTTATCGACAAATATTTTTTTGACAGAAAGAACTTTAGAAATAAGTTCAATGAATTCTCCGTCATTTAACTGTCCATGTTCATCTATATGCACACCATTATAAACTGAATCTTTTACGTTATTAATAAATCCAAACGGATTTTTAGTAACAACTAATATTTTTGAAGATGGTTTATATTCTATAAAATCAATTATGTTATTAATTTTTGATTCATCACTGAAAATTTTTTTAATTGTATTAACATTAATTTTTGTTGCGGTTTTAATATCGAGTTGTATATTCCAAGTTTTTATATAACCCCTCAGAATATTGAATAATATTCCAATTTCATTTGGATAATTAATAATAGGTGTTCCCGATAACATTATAAATCTACAATTTTCCGCAGTCATCATATATTCATAAAGTTGTACTGATAGTGATTCTTTATTCTTTATTTTATTTACAATTCTGCTTACAAAATTATGAACTTCATCAATAATAACAACTTTATCGGTGAATGGATTAATTGTATTATTTTGTGTAAATTCTATTAAATGAGAACGTCTTAAACCGTTATAACTTACAAATTCATATTTAGAACGTATCATTTCATTTAATTGTGAATCAAGACTTAGTTTTTGGTCTGTAGTTAAAATATTAAAATTAGATTCTTTTTGTGTATTCACTAACCACGCACCTTTATTTCTTTGAATATAGGTTTTTTCGATGGAAAGCACCTGAACCAGAGTATCAAGATACTCTGGATTTTCTTCTATACTTATAAATTCCCAAAATTGAGTTTTTTTATAAAGAATATCACCACAATTTTTGAGTTCTTCAATATAATTTACTCTTAAGGAAGCAGGAGTCATAACCATAATTTTGTTTTTAGTTTTCATACCTTCTGCTATTGCTATTGATGAACATGTTTTACCTGATCCTAAACCATGATATAATAATATACCTCTGTAAGGTGTGTATAAATTTATATAATCTCTAACAATTTTTTGATGTGTTAACAATGAGAATTCGTTTGAACCATACACAGAATCGCAACTGATCGAGTCATTGGTTGCATTTAGTTCAGTTTTATAAGGTTCAAATAGTCCATCTATAAAATTTATAAAATTTTCACGGTTATTCATGTAATAATGCGATGATGGTATTATGATGTTAGGTTCCGGTTTAGGTAATCTTTTTGCAATTGGAACATCGTCAATAATTATTAGACCTGGTGGTAGTTCTTCTAATGTTTCCGTATCGGCTTTAGGTTTTAATGTAACACTGGTTAGTGTATCATTAATATGCAATTTTTTAGGCAATTTTTTAGGCAATTTTTTAGAATTTTTCTTTACTTTAACAGTAGCAGCAGCGGCAGGTGTTTCACCTGCTGCATCAGTAACAAATGCGGCAGCAGGTGTTTCACCTGCTGCATCAGTAACAAATGCAGCGGCAGGTGTTTCACCTGCTGCATCAGTAACAAATGCGGCAGCAGGTGTTTCACCTGCTGCATCAGTAACAAATGCAGCGGCAGGTGTTTCACCTGCTGCATCAGTAACAAATGCGGCAGCAG